TAAAGTTCCTGCAATGATAACAGATATGCAGTGCATTTTAGAGCAGTTCGAAATACCACAAATGCAGAAGTTTAATAGGGTATTGGTATCTGAGGTTAGAGCAATGGAGATATACAATAGCATCGACAAATATGATCCTGTTTTCGACCTAATGAAAGCCAAAAAGAACGCTGCGGAAAGGTGGGTCAACTATGAAATGGACTTAGCCAACGCAGATGCTGCTATTAAGGCTCTTGAGAAGGCTGCCAATGATCGTGAAACTGCAATAGCAGAGGAAATAGCCATTGAAACCGCCACGAATGTACTTATAGCACAAGCAGAGACAGTAACCATAGAAACGCCTAAAATTAAGCGTGAGATGAAGGTTGTCATAGTAGAATCAGAGGCTTGGGCAAAAGCGGTTCTGGTGAACTTCATCAAGGTATTCCCAGTTGATAAACTGCGTGTAAAATCATGGAGCAAGTTAACTTTGGCACAGATGGCAGAGGCATTAGGCAAGTCAGGCGCAGAATTGACTAACCTTCAAATGGAAGAAGTATGCAAGTAAGTAATGTGCAATTCTACAAGAACAATTTTGATGCTTATTCTAAAATAGTTGGTTTTAGCTACTCCTCAATAAAAGGCGGTGGGTTTCTACCCACTGCTAAAATGAGGCTTGGTACTGCTGTGCATAACTATCTTCTTGAGCCATCAGAGTACAACCATGAGCATCGTGAAATCGTGGTACCCATTGCCAATGCCATAAAGGCTGAGTTAAATGGTATATTGCCTTTCCTTGATACTGAGTTATCTGTAACGGCTGACTTCGAATACGCAGGGATGATAATGCCTTATAAAGGTCGTGTTGACATGGTAAGAACTGGTAAAATAGTCATAGATTTGAAGGTTTCAGAGATGCCTTTATCACGCTCCATTGCTCATTTTGGCTATGACTACCAAGTTAACGGATATATGGCAGCGACTATGTGTGATTATGGCATGATAATTCGTGTATGCCCTAAAACGCATAAGATTGAAAAGAAAATGATACCTAAAGATACTTCATGGTGGGAGGCACAAATTCTTCGTCTTGGAGTACCGAAAGAAATTTATTAATCAAAATCCATAATTATGGCACTCATTAACATTAGCATCTGCCTCTCTGACATCCCAGAATGGGCAAGAAAGAAATCAGAAAACGGGAAATGGTACTGCTCACTCACAGTGGCAGACAGAAAAGAAAAAGACAAGTATGATAACACTCATACTGTTTACGTAAACAAGACAAAAGAACAACGTGAAGCCTCTGCCGATAAGCACTATGTAGGCAATGGTAAGGCGGTTGAATTTACTCCTAAAAGTGAAGAACCTGCGTCAGACTTACCTTTTTAGCATGGGATAAAGATGAGCAATCCTTCCCCCTGGTGTTTCTACATCGGGGGTATTTTTAAAACACAATACAAAATGAATCACAATAAATTAGATAGAACAAAATGTAAGATTAGTATCTGTGAATTTAGTGATATACGTCATATTTTTAAAACATATCACTATAAAAAAGATGCTATGGGGGGAGGTATAAGTGCTTGTTTTGCTATGTTTATTGATGGTAAACTTGTAGGTGGAAGTGTATTAGGTAAGCCGAGGCATGAAAATAAGTATAAAAACTGTATTGACATTAGGAGAATGGCTTGTTTGGATGTAGCACCATATAATAGTGAAAGTTGGTTTTTGTCTCAAATAATAAAATGGTGTGGAAGTAACACAGATTATAACTATGTTTTATCATATAGCGACACAAGTGTAGGACATTTTGGAACTATTTATAAAGCAGCTAATTTTAAGCAAATTGGAGAAACTACACCTACAAAGTTTATTGAATGGAAAGGCAAAACATACCATCCAAGAAGTTTAAGCATAGATAGACCTTATTCTTATGAATTAAGAGATGCAGTAAAAGAAGGTACTGCAATAATTAAAACAGGCTTACCAAAAATAATATGGATATATGAAATAAGCGAAAAACTTAAAAGAAAGAAAAAGCATATTATATATTATAATAAAAAAGTATTCATACCTACATTATTTTAAATACAACACAACATGAAAAAACTAATTGAATTAATCAAAGAGAAAAGTCTTTTAGATGAAGACGAAATAAAAGAAATAATTGAACATGAAATTGAATTATTATCTCACGTTTATAAATTAGGGCGTGATCATGGTCAACATAGCGTAATGAACAACCCATTAGAGTACATAAAAAAACACTTTTATGAATTATAAACCATATACTTTAAACGATGTAAAAGAGGCATCAAATCAAAAGTTGTTTGATGTTGTTTCTTTATTCGCAGGTGGTGGTGGTTCTTCTACTGGTTATAGACTCGCAGGTGGTAATATACTTGCAATAAATGAATTTATAGAAGCAGCACAACAAGCATATCAAAAGAATTACCCAACAACACATATTTTTAAAGAGGATATAAGAAAACTAAAAGGAGAAGACATTTTAAAAGTAATAAATAAAAATGTTGGAGAATTAGATATATTGGATGGCTCACCTCCTTGTGCATCATTCTCAACTGCAGGACTAAGAGAAAAAGCATGGGGTAAAGAGAAAAAGTATAGCGACAAGGTTCAAAGAGTAGATGATTTATTCTATGAATATGCAAGGTTAGTCAAAGAAATACAACCTAAAGTATTTATCGCAGAAAACGTTAAAGGTTTAACTCTTGGTTCTGCGAGTAATTTGCTTGGATCATCTCAAATATCAATGTTCGACAATGATAAAGAAAATGATACTATTTATAACACTCTTGTAAATTGTGGTTATAATGTAAGATTTAAAGTCTTAAATGCCTACAATTATGGTGTTGGACAATCAAGAGAAAGAGTAATATTTATAGGTGTAAGAAAAGATATTGATAAGGTTATAACTTATCCTAAACCATTTAATTATATTTTAAATGCTATTGATGTTTTGCAAGGTGTAGTTAATACAAGTCAAGATATAATTGATGCTACCCATAAAGATGGTGTGGTAAGAAATTACATCTTACAAATGAAAGAAGGTGAAAGTGGAGATAAATACGCAAAGAGTGGGTATTTTGGTTTACAAAGAATATCAAGAAATAAACCATCACCAACAATATGCCAAAGACAAGGTAATAAAGGTGCTTGTTTAGTGCATTGGGAAGAGCATAGAGAACTCACGGTGCCTGAGTTGATTCGTATAATGTCATTCCCAGATGACTATTATCTTGGTGAAAAGTACACACATAAAACAGAAAGATTGGGTAGGGCAGTTCCTCCATTACTTATGAAAGCAATTGCATCTCATGTTTATCAAACTATATTAAAAGATTTATGAAATCCTCAATAATGTCCACAATCCAGCACATTAAGTTGGCAATAGAATTTGCTCAAGATGTACAACGAGCAGGGTACACAAAGGCAGGTAAAACCTTTAAAAACTACGAAAAGCATCTCCAATGGATTCTTAGAGACTTTAAGACTAATCCTTTGTTCCCTGATGAGGTAAGACATGGAATAGACAAAGAACTTAACTCTGATATGTTTGCCTTAGAAGGATTAAGAGAGAAAATACCTCTTATTCCTGCTGATTATAGGTGTGATTTAGAAGAAGCTATTGATGCGATATTGGAAGGTAGGCAAGTTAAAATTATGATTTATGAACATTAAGGATAGATACCAACAAGCCCACGAAAAATGGTTCAAAGAAGAATATCCTCATGCCTATAAGGATGGGTATTACTTAGAACCAAAGATGCCTAAGATTGAAACGGCAAATGGACTGACTACCTTTATTTGCAATTATGTAAAATGGGAGGGATACAGAGCCACAAGGATAAACGTATCTGGTAGGCAAATAAAAGGTAAATGGATTCCATCAAGCACAAGGAAAGGGACTGCAGATATTTCATTGACTGTGAAAGGTCGTTCTGCCATGATTGAAATTAAAGTAGGTCGTGATAGACCAAGACCTGAGCAATTGCAAGAGCAGGAACGTGAACGCAGGGCTGGGGGTGTGTATGAATTTATTCACAATACTGATGAGTTTTTTATGCTCTTTGATTATTTGGTATCTTTGTGATGTTGTTGCTGCGGGGCGATGACACAATAAAAACATTTTAAGCCTGAAGGGGCGATACTGTCAATGTAAGTACATTGAATCCCGCCAGTATCAAACCTTCAGGTTTTTTATTATGAAAGAAACATACTATTTTTCACATGACTGCAATGCCAGAAATGATGTGAAGATTCTCAAATTAAGGCGTTCATTAGGCATGAAAGGATATGGAATATATTGGGCATTGATAGAAATGCTTAGAGAAGAAGAAAGCCATAAATTACAATTAAAATACATTGATGAAATAGCTTTTTCATTAGTTGTTGATAATGAAGACCTAAACTCTGTAATACATGATTTTGAGTTATTTGTTATTGATGATGATTACTTTTACTCAGATAGGCTAATTCGAAGCATGGAGAAATACGCAGATATAAAAAAGCATAAATCAAATGCTGGGAAGAAAGCCATGAATAAAAGATGGGGTAAAAAAGACACTAACACTAACACTATCCATGTATGATTACTCAACAATCAATTAAAGACTTAAAAGATCATGTAAAACTATATGACATCTTAAAAGAAGAAATAACACTAAAGGCTCAAGGTAATTACTACGTTGCTAAATGTCCATTTCATGATGAAAAAACACCATCATTTAAATTAAAGAAAACAGATACTCATTTTAAGTGCTTTGGATGTGGTGCAAGTGGAGATGTTATTGATTTTATTGTAAAACATAAATCTTTATCATTTCAAGATGCTGTTAAATATATTGCTCAAGTAAGTAATTTCACAATAGAAGAAACAACGAAAGAAATTACAATCCCAGAAAAAAGACTTGAGAAAATAGATAAAGCATATATTGAGCAATTTGAAAAGCGTGGTATATCAAATAACACACTATTGAGATTTAAGATAAGTCAATCAGTAGAGTGGATGTTTAAAGCACAGGCAAAAATACCAGTAGTATGTTTTAATTATTATCGTGATGGTGAATTAGTCAATATTAAGTTTAGAGGTAAGGATAAGGACTTTTCACTTGTAAAGGGAGCAGAACTAATTCTTTACAATTTAGACTCTATAAAAGACACAGACACGGCTATAATAGTGGAGGGTGAAATTGATTGTCTATCCATGTACGAGGCTGGTATTTATAACTGCGTATCTGTTCCTAATGGAGCAGCAAAAAACAACAATTTAACATACATTGACAATTGCATTGAGTACTTAATAGACAAGAAAAAAATAATAATTGCAGTTGACAATGATGAAATTGGACAAAAGTTAAAGGATGAACTTGCTCGTAGATTAGACATTGATAGATGCTTTTATTTAGACTATCCTCAAGATTGTAAAGATGCTAATGATGTACTAATTAAGTACGGCAAAGAATCACTTAAAGAATTGGTTTACAATGCTTTACCATTCCCAATTAAAGGAATAGTTGATGCAAATGAACTAACACAAAGTATTGATGATTTATATTTAAATGGATACCCAAAAGGATTAAAAACAGGTATTGAAGGACTTGATGAACACTTTACTTTACTTGAAGGACTTTTTACAACTGTGACAGGCATACCAGGCTCTGGAAAGTCTGAGTTCATAGATTACATCATGGCTAAAACTGCCATAAATCATGAATGGAAGTGGGGGGTTGTATCATTTGAGAATACACCACCAGTATTCCATGCAACCAAAATAATCGAAAAACTATCGGGTAAAGCATTCGATTTTAGGGTAAATCCTAACCATAGAATCTCTAAGTATGAACTTGATTTGTACAAAGATTATTTATCACAAACTTTTTATTTTATCAATACTCAGGATGCTGATTTAACTCTTGATGGGATATTAAAAAAGGTTGCAGAACTTGTAATGAGAAAGGGTATTAAAGGTGTTCTTATTGATCCTTGGAACTATATAGAGCATAAAATAGAACCAAATGAATCAGAAACTCAATACATTTCAAGAGCATTAACAACAATAAGAAGAGCAGCAATAAAGCTTGGTATTCACATTATTATTGTTGCACATCCTACCAAGCTAAGTAAAGTAAATGGAAAGTATGAAGTACCTACACTTTACAATATTTCTGGAAGTGCGCATTTCTTTAATAAGACCGATAATGGCATAACTGTTTATCGTGATTTCCAAACAAATGAGGTTACTGTTTACATTCAAAAGATTAGATTTAGTTTTTTAGGCAAATTAGGTAGTATAAAATACAACTACAATACATACACAAGGCAGTATGAATACCTTGAAAATAACTAATTGAAAATCAATAAGTTAATAACACACTTATAACAGTGTTATAACAGACTATAACAGATGGATAACAAAGCGATAACAAATTATAACAAATTAAATAAAATAAATACAGTGTGTGGTGTTGTGGCTAACGCCACCACCACAACAGCAACAAAAAAAATAATTACTTTAGTACGAATTATTTCTAATTTTGTTGTAAATGAAAAAAGGCTTTTATATCCGCAAGTCAAAAGATGGCTCATTTGTACTCAATGTCAATACAAGCGATTTTAAGGCGTTTTTAGACACTCTCCAAACAAATGAGGGTTGGGTACGTTTTCGCATTTATGAGCGAAATGAGGTGGATGAGAAAGGCTTTACGCATAACATGGAAGTGATATTGAATTTGAATAAACAAGAGGGAAATCATGGCGAACACTAATGGCTGGGGTGGAAAGCGACCCAACGCAGGAAGAAAGAAAAGAATGAGCGAAGAAGAGCAGATGGAAAAACTATCTGTTTTTGAGCCTATTGCGTTTCAAGCATGGGGTGAGAAAATCAAAGAAAAGGACATGGAGGCGATAAAGCTATTTGCTAAGTACTACCTCGGTGAACCAGTGAAAAGGGTAGAGCAGTCAATTGAAGGCAGTCTTTCTGGGTTAGTTGTAGAAATTATCAATGGGTCAACCACTTAAAATACAGACAAACAAAGTATTTGACATCCTTGCTAAATCACAAGCAAGGGTTACTGTCATGCAAGGCGGTAGTCGTAGCGGGAAGACTTACAACATAATTCTGTGGTTTATCATTAAGTTACTTCAGGAGAGAGGCAATACCCTCTCAATCGTAAGGCAATCCCTTCCAAGCATCAAAGGCTCAGTACTTAGGGACTTCATTGAAATCCTCCTAAAGATGGGAATTTACGATGAGGCGAATCACAATAAGACAGAGCAAACCTATAACCTTAATGGGAACCTGGTGGAATTCGTTAGCGTGGATCAGCCTCACAAAATAAGAGGTCGTAAACGCACATACCTCTTTATGAACGAATGCACAGAGATGTCTTATGAGGCTTGGGTGCAGCTTACAATGAGGACAGAGGGTAAGATTGTTGTGGATTACAACCCATCGGATGAGTATCATTGGGTTTTTGACAAGGTGATACCAAGAGATGATGCAGATTTCTATATCACTACCTACAAGGACAATCCTTTCTTGGCAAAGGAACTCATCGAAGAGATTGAGAGACTAAAAGAAGCTGATGAGAATTACTGGTTAATCTATGGGTTAGGGCAGAAAGGCAACATGAACGATACCATTTACACCCATTGGAAGCCTTGCAAGGAACTTCCTGAAGGTGAAACTGTGTATGGCTTGGACTTTGGTTATAATGTTCCTACTGCACTTGTAAAGGTGGTATTTCATGAGAATTGCGCCTATGCTCAAGAGATGTTGTATGAAACAAAGCTAACTACCTCTGACTTGGTAGAGCGTGTCAAGGCTCTCAATATTTCACCCTATGATGAAATATTCTGTGACGCTGCTGAGCCTAAAACCATCGAAGAACTAACAAGGGCAGGACTCAACGCTAAGTCTGCCAATAAAGATGTTAAAGAGGGCATTCGCAAGGTGAAGTCAATACCTTTGTTCATAACTGACGATAGTGCAAATCTTATCAAGGAGATAAAGAACTACAAGTGGAAGACCGATAAGAATGGCAAAAAACTTGATGAGCCTGTTAAGTTCAACGATCATATCTCGGATGCGCTTAGATATGCTATTTACACAAAATTAAACGCACCTCAACTAACGTGGGGTATAATATAACAATATGGCTATTTTAGATATATTTAAGAGAAACAAGGGGTTAAACCCATATCCGACAGTGCAAAGGGAATTGCAACCAATAAACGCTGTTGTACTTCAGAACTACGATCAAGGTGCTTATGTGACTGAAGGTTATATGGGTAACTCTGATGTTTACTCCATTGTTACCTTCCTTGCTCGTAAGGCATCAAGCATTCCGTGGTATGTGTACAAGATGAAGCCAGGCGATAAGGCAAAGACTTCGCTTGAGAGATACAAGCAATTAAGTAAAGGTCTTGCCAATAAGGGTGCATTCGAAAGGGCATTGCTTGAGCGCAAGAATGCCTATGAGGAAAACATTGTTACCAATTCACCACTTGCTAAATTGCTTGAGAGACCTAATCCAATGCAGGCTCAAGACCAGTTCTTTCAGAACTTGTTCGGGTTTAGAATCCTATCTGGTGAAGGTAATATCTACGGCAATGATGGAGGTACGCCTGGCAGTAGATTCGTTGAGTTAAATGTACTCCCGACCCAGTTCCTTGAAATCTACCCTGATCCGAAAGACCTTTATGGACTACTTGGTTACAAGTTAATGGTTGGTCAAGGCATCAACATACCTAAAGACCAAGTTTGCCATTGGCGTTCATGGAATCCTGATTTCAATGATGTTACACGCTCACACTTAAGAGGTGTTTCACCTTTGCGCTCTGCGTGGAAACTTTTGAGGATGTCAAACAACGCTGCTGATGCCTCTGCGAAAATGACTCAGAACGGAGGTGCTAAAGGTGCGCTTGTGCCAGAGGTGGTAAATAACAATGTGCCACAAATGACACCTGAGCAGGCATCCATGATTCAAAGGGCAATAAACGATAGGCTTAACGGCACAGATAACAAGGGTAGTATTGGTGTTATGCAATATCCTTATAACTACCTCAACTTTGGTTTATCATCTGTGGATATGGAACTTGTAAAGACCTTGCAAATGACATTGCATCAATGGTGTAGGGTATTTCAAATGCCAATAGTGTTATTCGATACTGATACTTCATCTTACAACAACTATAACAATGCAATGCGTGACTTGATTACGAATACCATTGCACCTCTTTGTGGTGAATTAAGAGATGAGTTAAACGCATGGCTTGTACCTCGATTTGGTGAGAATGTTTACATAGACTACGACATCTCTGCACTACCTGAACTTCAGGCAGATATGGAGAAGATGGTAGCACAACTAAAACAGGCAGATTGGCTTACTTTTGATGAGAAGCGAACTGCGATGGGTTACGAAGAGAAAATGGGTGCTTACCAGTACTCTTACGTTTCGCAGGGTCTTATACCACTTGAGCAGACAATGATGGACTTAACTATCCCAAATGATAACAGCAACAACAACCAATGAGGAAATTTGGCAAATAGTGATGGAGAGGTTTCCAAAGTTGCCGACAGAAAGAACTTGTATTACTGAGCATAGGTTGAGGAATGAGGTGAGGCATAGCTATAAAATGAGATTATACGATGAACGCAGCGCAGCGCAAAGAATATTGGAGAAAGGTGGAACGACTTCGAGCGCAGCTTGATGCAAAGTATTTTGAACAAGTGCGAAACTCAATAATCGCACAGTTCAAGAGATTTGCACGAGACATTGAAGCTATTGGAGTCGATGCTGCACGTTCACGCTTGGGTCTTGATTTATGGGATAAAGAGATGCTCAAGATATTTGAGGCGATGTATAAGGAATCTGTGGTATTATTTGGCAATAGTGTATATCGAGCGTTAAAGATAGAAGCTAATCAGAAAGCAGAAACCTTTGGGTTTAATCGTGAATGGACAGATGCTGTTTTGGAGTTCTTGCTCAAGCAGGGTTTTGTATTGGTGGCAGATATTACATCTACTACAAAAAAGAAACTACTTGATATTGTCAGCAAAGGAATAGAGGAAGGTTTAGGTGTTGATGAGATAGTGCGAATAATTACCTCTGATGAGCAGTTAGCTTATGCTACATTTCGAGCAAGGCGAATCGTTAGGACAGAGGTCATGCGTAGTTCCAACATAGGAGC